GCTGGGGACGCACTAGACACAGACGCCTCCAGCTCATTTGATACTGACAACACTCCTTCGGCTGTCACAGTCCCTGCAACAGCGGGATATGAGGAGGAAGTTGTAATAACTCTAACAAATAAAGACTCGATGGCAGCGGGGGATTATTACCGTTTAAGACTTTTTAGAGATGTGAGTGGAGATACGGCAACTGGCGATATCGAGGTTCTCATGGTCGAATTGAGAGACTCAGTCTAATGGCCGTAAACTTTCCTGGTGATCGACAGTTTGAAAGACTGACTAACCTGCCAAGTTCAACTACTTCATTCACTGCTATGGCGTGGGTTAAGTCAGATGATAACTCACCATATCCGGTTATCTTTGACTTTGGTCCAGACGATGCAACAGGGTTAAGCCTTGAATTCTTTATCTCAGGAACGACCGGAGGGATTTGGAACGGCACGACTTATGCATATGGAGGCACGATAAACACGGGGACGTGGTATCATGTCGCTTTGTCGTGCTCTGGAACTGGAGCGACAGATTTAAAAGGTTATGTGGACGGTGTTAACGTCTCAAGTATGACAGGCGCATCACACTCAACAGCTATTTTTACAATAGGAGCTTGGCCAGGTAATTTCCAAAAATTTGATGGTAAGATGGCTGGTTTTAAGCTCTTCGATTCAGTATTGACTACAGCTCAAATTCAACAAGAAATGAGGTCGTTAAGGGTAGTAACATCACACAGTAATTTGAAGGCTTGGCTACCATGGATAAATAATAGTAATTTCACGTATGATTTAAGCGGTAACGGCAGTTGGGCAGAGCAAGGGACAGGATCTTTTACTAGCGCTCAAGGGCCTCCGGTATCTTGGGGCGCACCTATCCCATTTACGCGAACAGTAACGGCGGCTGGAGCGTTTACGCTAGTAGGGGATAGCGGAACTTACACTTACACTGGAACATCTGCTAATCTTAATTTAGGTCGCTCTCTCGTTGCTGATTCAGGCTCATATACATATATAGGCACAGCAGCGGCATTAAATTTAGGTAGGCCGTTAGTCGCCGATTCAGGAAGTTATACTTATTCTGGTACAGCAGCAGATCTAAAAGCAGGGTATAATCTGGCTGGCGCTTCAGGGGCGTATACTTACACAGGGACGGCGGCAGATTTAAAGGCTGGCTACAACCTATCGGCAGACTCAGGAACTTATAATTATACTGGGACAGATGCAGCACTAACGTTTGGCTCTGTCGGCGCATTCACTCTTGTCTCTGATTCAGGCTCATACACCTACACTGGCACCGACGCAAGCCTAAAAGCAGGGTATAATCTATCAAGTGATTCAGGATCATACTCATACACTGGCACAACAGTTTCTTTTTTAGTTGGTTATGTTATAAATGCAGAAACAGGGTCTTACGTTTATACAGGCACGAGTATAGCGCTAACAGCAAACCTAAATACAATTTGGACTGTTCAAAGTGATGAGTCAACAAGCTGGGCAGTGCAGGCAGATCAATCAACCACATGGACAGCGCAACCAGATCAATCAACTACTTGGACGGTTCAATAAATGGCAACGTACAACAAATTCCAGCAAACTGTAGAGGACTGGTTAGAGGGCGTTTATACATGCTCAACAGATCAGTTCACTGTTGCATTGTGCGCAGCAGCTAACGCTCCAGTGGCTACAAACTCAGTATTAGCAGATCTAACTCAGATTAGTTATACAAACTTGTCGAGTCGTAACATAACGACTACATCAAGCGGGCAAACAACAGGGACTTTCACTCATTTATTCACGGATTTAGTGTTAACAGCTTCGGGCGCAGTAGCTACGTTTCGCTATGTCGTGGTGTATAACAACACTCCAACAGCGCCAGCCGATCCTTTGTTATGTTGGTTCGACTACGGGTCTAACCTAACTCTGGCATCTGGTGAAACTCTGACAATAGATTGGACTACTTCCTCTTTCACGGTGGTTTAAAATGCAAAAAGGCAAATTTACAGCAGAAGAGCATGAACTTTTTGAAGCGCTTGAAGCAAGAAAATCTATTCATCAAGCAAAACTAAATGAGCTTCAAGCAAAACTTCAGGATGACTCACTAACTCTTGCCGCACACAAGGCAGTAAGGGAGGAAATAAAGTTGGTCCAACCTCTTTTGGTCCCTTTAGCTCAGATGCAGGCGGCACTAGCAAGCGCAAACTCTAGGGATAAATATTATCCAGATATGAGCAAAAACGGATTTGTTGAATTTGTAAGAAAAAGCCTCTAATAGCGCAGTAATTTAAACTAAACAAAAGGGTAATATCATGGCTTCAGTAACAACAGCACACGGCGGAACAGGTAACGGGGTTTACGTCATAATTAAACCAGGCCGCAGCTACACTTATACCGTTACTGGCGGAGCAACTGCCACGGTGGCAATTCAAACATCAGATAACGGCGGGACATCGTGGACCACAGTCGTAAGTTCTTCAAGTAATATTGCTCCAGTGACAGTCTTAAACACCACTGGCAAGAAGCTTTGGCTTCGATCGTCATGCACTGCGTACACGTCAGGCACCGCTACAGCGACAGTCAAAGATGCAACTGAGGAGTTGGCGGGAGTAGGATCAAGCTCTACATCAGGTGTGACTGTTTACGAATACCATGAAAATGGCCCAATACGAAGAACGGTTTTAGAGTGCAATGCGGTCACGGTCACAATTTCTGATGATGCAGGCGTGGCACAGTATGGCGGTGTTAAGGTTTATGATTTTCCCGAAGGCATGCTTTTGACTTTAGGCGCTCAGGTCAGCGGTATTTTAACTGCTGGCGTGACTGGGACAATTATCAATAACTGGGATGGTGACGTTGCTTTGGGTACTGCGACGGCAACAACCGGAGCGACACTAGTAAGCACTGAAGCCGATATTCTTCAATCAGTAGCAGTATCAGCAGGGGCGAGTGATAAACTAGGCGTGGTCGATGCGGTATCGGTGGCGACAGCACTAACCGAAACTGGCGCACGCTGGCACGATGGGACGGCAACAGCAAAAGACATGTACCTGAACTTCGTCATTGACGATGACGCAACGCACACAGCAGGAACAGCGACTTTCACTGGTACAATCAATATCCTTTGGGCAACGTTAGGCGATAACTAAGATAAGTTGAGGGAGTTATGGCAGGCGGAAGACCATCTATATATAGCGATGAGCTAGCGAAAGAAATATGCTCAAGACTTATGCAAGGTGAATCACTACGGAAAATATGTAGAGACGATTCAATGCCTTGCGTTCTCACTATATGTAGGTGGTTAGCCGACGATGGAAAGTATAGAGAGTTTTGTAATCAATACGCTCGTGCTCGACAAATACAAGCCGAGATCCAGGCAGATGAGATCATCGACATTGCAGACGATGGCTCAAACGATTGGATGGAGAGATTAGGGCAAGAAGGAGAAGTACTGGGTTACTCTCTAGATCATGAGCATGTTCAGCGGTCAAAGCTTAGAATCGATGCAAGAAAGTGGACAGCCTCTAAATTGCTTCCAAAGAAATTTGGCGATAAGGTAAGCCAAGAGATCAGCGGTCCAGATGGCGCTCCGGTCGAAGTCAACGGTCAATGGAAAGTGGAGTTTGTAAACGCAAGTGCCTCACCTGAAGATAAATAGAAAGCTTGAACCACTGCTGATGAAGCATAAGCCTATCAAGGTAATCATTGGTGGGCGTGGTTCTGGTAAATCGATAGGCGTAGGCGACATCTTTGTTATGAAGATGGCAACGGAAAGGGCTGATATTTATTGTCTCAGGGAGTTTCAGGATTCAATCACAGACTCAGTTCATAGGGTTTTACAGAAATCAATTGAAGAAAGGTTGGAGCTGCCAGGGTGGGACATCCAAGAAAACAAGATCATTGCACCTAACGGGGCAAAGACCACATACAAGGGAGCGAACAGAAATCCAGACGCAATGCAATCAGCGCAAGGTTATAAGTACTCATGGTTCGAGGAAGCGCATAGAGCAAGTCAATCGAGTCTTGATAAGCTGCTACCGACAATTATCCGAAATCCGGGGGCAGAGTGTTGGTTCACTGCGAATCCACAGTCAAGTGCAGACGCATTCAGTCAGAGATTCATAGTTCCTTACCAACTTTATCTCGAAAGAGAGGGGTACTACGAAGACGACTTACACATGATTGTCGTAGTCAACTGGCGAGATAATCCATGGTGGAACGAAGAACAGGAAAGGCTAAGGGCGTGGGATTTTGCCAACACTCCAAGGGCAAAATATGATTGGGTGTGGGAGGGTAAGTTCTACGACACGGTTAACGATGCCATAATCCCTGTTGAATGGTTTGACGCTGCAACGGATGCGCACATCAAGTTAGGAATAAAACCCAGGGGCGCTATTGTTGCAGCCTATGACGCAGCAGACCAAACAGAATCCAACGTCAAGAACGACGCTAAAGCGGTGGCGGTAAGGCATGGGGTAGTTTACACGCACATACTCCAAACTGAAGAAGGCGATATAAACGATTCATGCGATTGGGCTTGTGATGTGGCAATCAAGGCTGGAGCAGACTTGTTTACTTGGGATTGCGATGGAATAGGTGCGGGATTGAAAAGGCAGGTAGCACAGAATTTCGAAGGCAAGAAGTGCGCTGTTGATATGTTTAAAGGGTCAATGGGTGTCGATAATCCAGATAGAGTATATGAGCCCGATGACGTGACCAAGAAACCTAAAACGAATAAAGAGACATTCAAAAATAAGAGGTCTCAATACTACTGGCTGTTAAGAGACAGATTTTACAACACTTATAGAGCGGTGATTAAGAAAGAATATGTTGATCCAGACTCACTAATTAGCATACCATCTAGCTGTAAAGATATACAGCAGTTGCGTTCAGAGGTATGCAGAATCCCATTAACCCCAAACGGGGCAGGATTGATACAGATTATGTCCAAAGATGACATGCTGAAGAAGTACAAAATACCAAGCCCGAACATGGCTGACTGCTTGATGATGTCGCAAGTTATGCCAGAGATTGCCAATGACGAATGGTTCGAAGCCGAAATTAAATACCCGCGAGTAGCCACGGCATGATGAAAGATAGCGAGATTTGCCAGATTGTCAGCGCGATGGAGGCTAATTCCATTGGGCATGGCGACTCCTTTATCTCTGACAATCAGGACTTGTTTAGCCGTTATAAAGCTGATCCTTACGGCGATGAAGAGCCGAATAAAAGCAAGGTCGTTACGACAGATTGCGCCGATGTCGTTGAATCGGATATGCCTAGCCACGTGCGGGTATTTCTTGGTGCCAACAATATAGTTGAATTCACGCCTACATCTGAATTACCAGAAGACATTCAAGAAGCCGAAGAGAAGAATCTTTATATTCCACACCTAATCAGAACAGCTCCAGACTCATTCAAGAAGCAATTCGACTTCCTAAAATCAATAGAGATTTACAAAGCTGGCGTCCTAGAGTACGGGTTTCGAGACACTCAGAACGCAGAGATTAAGAAAGTTAAAGGCATTGGTGGCGATGAGCTAACGGAATTAATGACTGAGTACCAAAGCGACTCAAACATTAAAAAGCTCAAGGTGCTTTCACACAGTAAGTACGAAGTTGATGGAGAGGAAAGGTTTGACGTTGAGATATCTCTAATCCGCAAAAAGCGCAGTTTCTTTCTTGATAACGTACCTATCGAAGACCTGATTCTGACAAAGGGCGCACAGACAAAGGATGACGCTGACATTGTCGGGAAGAGGTGGAGAAAGACTAGAGGTGAATTGGTTGCCGAGGGATACGACAAAGATCTAGTTAAGTCTCTTGAAGTCTCGACATTGACTGAAGGATCAGAGCTGAAAGATGCGAGATCTCAATCCACGAACGGCGGGGCGCAAACGTCCAGAGCAGGGAATTTACACTGGACCATGGAAGAGGTGTCAGGGATCGATGTTTATGTGTTGATCGATGCAAATGAAGATGGGGTCAGAGAAAGGCGTCATATCATTAAGTCTGGCAATACCCTTTTAGAAAATGAAGACTTCGATCACGTGCCTTTTGTTATCGCCTCTGCAATTCAAATTCCTCATAACATGATTGGAATGAGCAGGGTTGAGCAGACCAAAGCGACTCAAAGAATTCAGACTGTTTTGTCTCGCGGTGTCATCAATAATGTAATGATGACCAATGCAGGTAGGAATATTGTCTCATCCAAGATTAATATGGATGACATGCTGGCAGTAAGAGAAAACGGTGTCGTCCGGTATCGAGGCGAAGACCCAATCACTAATCATGTGATGCCTTTAATCACTCCGTATGTCGGGGATAAAACCCTACAGATAATCCAGTACTTTGATTCAAGACGTGCGCAGACTACAGGCGCGTTAATGGCGAATCAAGGACTTCAAGCGGATGATCTTCACAAAGAGACTGCCACAAGATTCAACGGTATTGAAGAGTCTGGCGCGGCAAAGGTTGAGTTAATTGCCCGATGTATTGCAGAGATAGCCTACGTCCAGTTGTACAATGGGGTCGCTTGGTTCGCTCGACACTTCCAAGATGATGAGCAAGAGTTTGCTATTCTTGGTAAGCAGATGAGGACGAATCCTTCAGCGTGGAAGTTTGAACACTTAGCAGAGTCTTCAGTATCAAACGGGGCTGCTGATGGTGAGACAGGTAACCAAACGAATGTTGCGATATACTCAATACAAGAGCAGTTAAAGGCTAGAGGCTCGGTACTTGTTGACGAATTAAAGATTTACAACCAACTTAAAAAGCTGTTCAAAAACCTCGGAGTTAAAGACGTTTCGAAGTTTATTAACAATCCTGAGATGCCAGCCGAGACTTTAATGGCTGAGAACGAACAGCTTAAAGCGATGGTTCAGCAAATGCAGCAGGCTTTAGAGGCATCGGCAAATCCATTAGCCGAAGCTGAAAACATCAAAGCGATGAAAGAGATCATGATTAAACAGCAGCAGTTAGAAAGTCAGAATGCCCAATTTGCTGCGGAGCTACAGGAAAAAATGCGGCAATTCGACATGAAGCAAAGAAGCGACATGGCCAAACATCAAGGTGACATGGCTACAAAGATCACAGACATGGAGTTAAAGTACAGTCAAGATTTAGGGAAGCCAGGAATTGGAGCCGACCTAAACTATGACTTAGTATTCGACCCATCAACGGGGATGCTAGAAAGTGCCAGGAATTAACGTATTAATTAAGGGCCTTAACAGGGTTGAGAACTTTCCAGAAAACACGTCAATGGAAACTATTTAGCAATCGATAAAGGGAGGGTGGGATCAGGTTGAGAAGGTGTCGGGATTGCCGATGGATTACGAAAGCAGGATGGCGAGGGCTAAGTATTTAGGTTGGGATGTAGATGACATCTACACTCACGGGAGTCCAGAAAAAGAAATAAATGAGATTAAGAAAGGAACGCTGTTTGATGGTATTTTTGCATCTTCGGGTAGTGAGTCTAACCACGTCGGGAGATATCAGCATACTTTTATTTCAAGGAATGGCAAGGTTGCAGGCAATGGGGACGCGGACTTTGATTATGAAAAAGCTATGGACACAATAAAAAGTGAATACCCTGGAGAAACTGAAGAATTCTATGACGAAATTTATACCGCAGCAGCAGAGGAAAAATTCAATCCATGGGATGGAAATCCACTAGAGGCGCACGGCTTCGATGATCCAGGGGACGCGTCATGGGAGGCGCAACGGATTAGAGGGAAGATTGCCAGCGAACAAGGATTTGATGTTGTAGCGATGAGTGATGAGCATGGGACATCGTATCTTATCCCCCATGGAAGCAAAGCAAGAAACATTAACGCAGAGTTTAATCCAGCAAACAGAAATAGCGGCAATCTATTGGGCGGTCTCGCTGGCGGCGCTGTTGGTCTTGGCGCGTTATCTCAGAGCGGAGAGAGCGAGGCAGCGCAATCAGTTAACAGGCTGTTGTCGACCCCGAATCAATCAAGCGCATACCCGATAGAACATTCAATGTTAAATAAGCTAGGCGTAAAAATGCAGGAAACTCCACAAAGTTACTTCGTTGGCGGCATAGGTAAAGCTCTTGAAACTATATCCACGGGTAGGCATAACGAATTAACGGACGAGTCAATACGCAAAATAGCGATAGATACTGCATTAGATGCAATTTAATGCGATTTTTGCCGAAAAACGAGGCGGTCATTAATATGAATAAGTCACAAGCAGAAGACGACATTTATTTAGGTAGCCATGCGGAAACGCTGATAACGAACCCAGCCTATCAAGCAGCGATGATAAGAATCAGGGCGAAAGTGTTTGAGAATTTCGGTGCAACAGGTCTTTTTCAGGCTCGAAAGCGTGAAAGATTGTGGATGATGAAACGTATTATCGATGACTTCGAGCAAGAATTAGTTAACATGATTACAGACGGAAAAATCGCTCTTGACGACCAAAAGCGAGAAAAGAAACTTAAACAAGTGAGGATTTAACCCCAATGACAGAAGCATCAAAAGAAACTCCCTCAATGGGATCAGCTTTCATGAATGCGGATGCCTTTTATAATTCAGCGCCACAAGTGCCAACTGATACAGGTGAAACTCCTGAAGCCGGAGAGCCGGAAGCATTGGCCGAAGAGTCAAGTGATGAATCGGTTGAAGCGGAATCCAACGAAATCGAAGTAAGCGACGAGAACAGCAAGCGCTACGACTTTGACGATGCTACTGAAGAATTCATTTTCAAAGCAGCAGGCAAAGAGACTAGAGCCAATACTGACAAACTCGTTGAGCTTGCAAAAAAGGGAGTTGGATTTGAAAAGAACAGCGCTAACTTGAAACAAACCGAAGAAAGACTACTTCAAGAGCACACTCAAGCACTGACTACGGTCAAAGCGAAAGAGAGTGAACTTGAAACGTTAATCGACAGTTTGAGCGAGTTAGTTAAAACGGAGACTCCAGACGAATCACTACTGGACTACGACGCAGGGGCTTACATTAAACAGAAACGTGAAATCGATTCGCGAATTCAGAAGATCGAGCAGGCAAGGCAGGCACTTTCGCAAAGACGAGAAGCCGAAAAGCAGGCCATCGCGAACGATGAAGCGGTTAAGTTTAAAAAGGCTATGGGTTGGGAGACTGA